TGGATATAGATGTTTTTGCTCTTGAGACTCAAGACATTCAAGATGCTAGAAGCAAATTTGGTAACGATTGGACTCCTAAAGTTTTAGGCTTGCTTTCAATGATAGGGTTTATGAGTTACATCTTTTTTATTACTGCCTTTCCAATTGATGACAGCTCTGACGATATAGTCATGCTGATCATTGGATCATTAACGGGTATAGCTACAGCAGTTATATCTTTTTACTTTGGGTCTAGTAATAAAAAGGATAAATAATGAAACAAATAGCAAAAGACTTTTTTATTAAATGGCAACAGGCTTGTTATGTCTGTTTCCCAATGATGGTGCAGGGCAATTTATTTGCTCTTACATTTAACCACTGGATTAAAGCAAACAAAACAGGAATTATTGCAGGTTTTGGAGCAGTTTTACTTGGCTACACTGTTCTTAAAAAATACAAAGATAAGAAATGGTTTCATGGAGTAACAATTGCAACAGCTTGTTTTGTTGGTGATCTAATGATTCACCCATCTCACTTTGCTGGTGTATTTGGTGAAGCTGCATTAACAGCAATAGCATCTGGACTCCTTGCAACTTACTTTGTTTATAAACCACTACAATTAAAATAATGTACTTTTATATGCAGCAAGAAGATAAACATTTCGATAGAGAACTTATTAGAAAAAGACTGATAGATTTTGAGGGCTTAGTCCTCAAGTCCTACGTTTGCCCCACAGGTTATACCAGCGTGGGCGTAGGTAGGAATCTTGAGACCAATGGCATCACAGAAGAAGAAGCCATGTATCTGCTTAACAATGACATCAGCACAGTCATCAAGAAACTAGACAAGCACTGGATAGCTTGGCGTAAGTTTCCTATTGCAGCTCAGTATGTCTGCATAGACCTAGTATTTAATATGGGGATAAATTCATTTATGTCATTTAGACATACAAGAAGTTACATGGAGCTAGGCGAGTGGGAAAAGGCAGGAGATGAACTTCTCAATTCAAAATACGCTGAACAGGTGGGCAGACGTGCTCTTTTTAATTCGGAGCAACTGAAAAGCTGTAGGGAATGACCCAGTGGCTAGTGCTAAATCTGTTGGGGATTTTGGCGAATATTTAGCAGCAGCATACTTGTCTCTGGTTGATGAGATCACCACAGTTTTAATCGTACCTCATGGAGCTTCAGCAGATATCATCTTTGAATACAAACTTGAGCTGTATCGTTGCCAAGTTAAAACTGCAAGCAAGATAGAAAAAACCAGACAGAACTGGCGTTTTGATCTAAGACGTGGGCTTCATGCTAAAGACAGAACTTATAAACGCAACAGCATTGATCTATTCGCTCTAGTATCTCTAGGGCATCAGAACGTGGTATTCATGCTGCCACAAACCAAAAACCAAATCACCATCACTGACGAGCATATGAAAAACAACGATGCTCTGAAAAACCTGCAAAATATTATCTCTGAAATTAATTGAAATAATTGTTTACATATATATCTAAATATTTGTATAATAGGTTATTCATTATTAAATAGGAGATAAAATGATTAACTTAAACACTAAAACTAACGAAGTAACTTTTGAAGAGGGCTACTCAAAAATGTTTGCTAATACTTACCAAGTATTCTTAAAGAGATTTGCTGAAGCTAACAACATTGATATCAAATTGGTCGTAAAGACTAACAACGAAAACCCAGAATTCAGAAAAGAACTAGGCGACTTATTCTTAGAAGCAATCAAAGCAGGATTAACAGAGGAAAAATAACTAATCCCACCCCACCAGTAACAAGCTCCTTCATTGGGGCTTTTACTGGTAGAACTAACTCATTTTTTATAGGAGATAAAATGAACAGAAATGAAATAAAAAAAATAATAAAACAATGCAAAGATATTTGTGAAGGCGAAGATTTGGCAATTGATATTAGAACCAAAAAAATTGAGCAGCTCAAACAACAGCTTGCAACTGTTGAAGAAGGCTTGCGAAGATCAAAAGAATCTAAAATCAATAATCACAATATGGTTGTATATCACGAAGCCTTGCTAAAAGAAGAGACTGACTGCAAGCGTAAAGTAACCAACCTTATCAAAAAATATTCTGCCCTTCATTTAGATGATGAGTCAGATCACAGTGCTGGTGAACGTGGTACTTATCTTTGGCTCTACTGTAGTTTGTTTGATGAGCACAATGAAGAAGATGATCCATACTATGATTTTCATTATATGGATGATTGGGCAGAATGTTTAGAGAGATGTGAAACTTACATTAGCTTAATTGAAGAAACCAGAGAGGTAGCGTAATGGAAGATATCAACAAATACTTTAACACCTCAGAGAAATCTGAGGTTGGCAGCACAGATCATTCTGGTGGCTGGTCAAAGGACTATCAAGACCCTGATAATTATTGGGGTCATGGTAAGTGCTTCGTTTACTACAATCGCAATTGCAGCTTTAAGCTTAAGCAAGAGATTTGGCATGGGCACACCAGCAAGATTGTCAGGGTCAAAGACATGGAGCTGCTGACGAATGAAACACCATTCACTGATGCAGAAGCTCTGGAAGCACTGAATGACAAATGGTTTTCTGAGATCAACGAGAACATCAGACTTGCTAATAATGCAGGTGCAAGAATGAGAAGGGCTAAACAAAGAGAGGTAGCGTAATGAGTAAGAAATTAATTACTAATGTAGGGGGCGTTAAGATTGTGGCTGACAGTCATAAAGAGTTTATCGCTAAAATTAAGCTGGCATTAAAGTGCCAGCACAACCATCGAATCTTCAAGCAAAAAGAATTCAGATTAACTAGAGGGGAGCAGAGATGAATGTATTAAGTTTATTTGATGGAATGTCTTGTGGAATGATTGCTTTGGATCGTTTGGGTATCAAAGTAGATAACTATTATGCAAGTGAGATTGATAAGTATGCCATCCAAGTTAGCCAAGCTAACTATCCTGACATTATTCAAGTCGGTGATATTACCAAGTTAGATTTATCTACCTTGCCGAAGATTGATTTGGTTATGGGTGGTTCACCTTGTCAAGGATTTAGCTTTGCAGGTAAACAGTTGGCGTTTGATGATCCAAGATCTGCATTGTTCTTTGAGTTTGTTAAGTGTGTTGACACTTTAAAGCCTAAATATTTTTTATTAGAAAATGTAAAAATGAAAAAAGAATATTTAGATGTTATATCTGAGTACATGGGAGTTGAGCCAATTTTTATACAAAGTTCTTTAGTTAGTGCACAGTCAAGACAGCGTTACTATTGGACTAACATTCCAAATGTTGAGCAGCCAAAGGATAGAGGAATAGTTTTAAGAGATATTTTAGAAGATTATCCAAAAGAAAATCCTGTAAAACAAACAGAGCGTAATGCTAGACACCTCAAGCAGCTTGATGATAAATCGCTTTGCATGACTGCAACTATGTATAAGGGTGCAGGTAATAATGGTATGACTTTAGTGCCACAAAAAATACATGACATACCAAAAGATGTATTAAAAGATAACGAAAGGCAAAGAAGGGTTTATTCCAAAGAAGACAAATCCCCTACATTACCAGCAAGATCAGACAGTCCCAAAGTAATGAAAAGCGATAAACCTCAACACATAGAGCAAGACCATTTAAAGCAATTTAAAATAAAAGACGAAACAGTAACTAAGTATGTACCTAATGAAGATGGAGAATTTTGCGATCCTTACAATAAAAAAATGATCAAAGGAGATAAATCTACTACATTGAGGACAAATTCATCTAATGGCAATACTTGGGTAAAACAAACTAGCTATAAACCTCAACACACAAGCACAACAGTTGACATCAAAGGAAACGATATATTAAAGCGTGTGTATTCGCCTAATGGCAAATCTCCAACTGTTAATACGATGGGTGGTAATAACAGAGAACCGAAAGTTGTTGCAGGGGCATGGAGAGGTAGGTATCAAGAGGATGGCTCAGTTAAACAAAAGCTACACCTTAATAAGCAATCTAAAAGTTATGCATTAACCGCACAATTTTCTCATAAGATGAATTTTCTAACTAAAGATGAAGTCTATTGGCGAAAGCTAACACCCTTAGAGTGCGAGAGATTGCAAACCGTTCCAGATAACTACACCAACCATGTATCAAACACTAGGCGTTACCAAATGTTAGGCAATGGCTGGACGATTGAAGTGATTACGCACATCTTAAAAAACATGGAGGTAAATTAAAATGGTAGGTAAGCTAACAAAAGACGATGAGCTATCAGCATCAACTGTAGCTAATGCAATGGGAAGAGGTAAATACAAATCTAAGCAACGTCAGTTGCAAGAGCATATCAAAGCCAAGCATGGCGAGAATATTAGATTTGATCAGAACACAGCTATGGAGCTGGGAGACTTCTTTGAAGAAGGTATTATTAGATTTGCAACTGAAAAGATGGGTCTCACAGATGTAGAGACTGAGTTTCCAGAAGCCTTCACTCATCCATTCTTTCCCATTCAATGTTCTTTAGATGGAACTGCAATGGCAAATGATTTGACTATTGAAGAGAATCCACAGCTAGGCATTTATATTCCAGACCATGAGCACATTACTATCAATGGCAAAGGCATCATTGAATGTAAGCTGACCAAGGATTATCCAAAAGATTATCCTGAAGATTGGCGTGGCTGGATTCAACTTAAGACTCAAGTTGAGATCACTGGTTGTTCTTGGGGTATGCTGGTGATCTTTAGTCATACTGCCAATGAGATTAATTACTTTTTCTATCAACGTGATCCAGCCTTCAGTGAGGAGTTAAGGCTTTTAGCTGATGACTGGCAGAAAAGAGTTAAGACAGAAACTTACTTTAATCCTGAAACTTCTGATGATGCTTATGTGATGTTTGAAGATATACCAGTGGCTGAAGATGTTTTGGAGATGGATGATAGTTATACAACCATTATTGCTAGACATGAAAACATCAGTGCTGAGATTAAGCAGTTACAAAAAGAACAGGACTGCATACAAACTGCATTAATGGAAAAGATAGCAAATCATGAGAAGGCTGTTTGTGGCTCGTATCAGCTTGACTGGGGCTACATAAATTATAAGGCTACACCTGAGAAGGTAATGCCTGCAAAGGAAGCCAGAAGCGTTAGACGTAAGCAGGTAAGGATTAAGGAGAGAAAATGAATCCATATAAAATAAATGATACAACAATAATAACTTTTAGTGGTGGCAGAACCTCTGGTTATCTTTTATATCAAATTCTTAATGCTCATGATGGTCAGTTAC